AATGTCAAGCAGTTAATGAATGGTTGGAGTCAGATAAAAAATTCCATACATTTAAAGATCATGAAGCGCATTATGAGTTTCCTATAATTGGATGTGCATTTGGATACAAGGGAAAATTTGAAACCCCTGTTCTTAATCTAATGAATTCATATGTTCAACAGCTTAACTATTATGTAGGTGACCAAATATTTTTGCGGGATGTAATTTGGCCTTTGGTTAAGGATGAAGCAATTGTTCATAGTATGTACGAAGATTGGTTTGGTGAAACTCGTACAAGATTAGTAAATCCCTATGATTTTTGTGGTAATGGGTATAATGAAATGGATATGCCATTATACCCACCAACTTTAGCAGAGTGTAACGGATTTGATCCAAACAAAGTTTTGTTTAAATTTAAATTTAATAAAGGTATATTATGGGAATAGGAATTCAAGAATTGCAATTTTTAGCAACTGTTAGTCAGTATGGTGATTTTGGTAAAACACTGACTATAGGTAGGCAAGGATTGCATATACAGGTGCATCAAGGAAATCATATATTGGGTATAGATAATTTTGAATTAACGCCATACTGTGAGGATATGTTAATTAAATATTTTGGTGCAACTAGTGTCGACTCATTAGATTATTCTAACTATGAGGGCGCATCAGTAATTTATGATTTAAATGATCCTTTACCCGATCTTGGAGAATATGATACTATTATTGATTGCGGGACATTAGAACACGTATTTAATATAAATCAAGCATTTAAGAATGTGTCTGGTCTATGTAAAGTTGGCGGACAAATCCTACACGTTTTACCTGCAAATAATAATTGCGGGCATGGGTTTTGGCAATTTTCTCCAGAATTATTTTTTGGAATGTATTCTGAAAAGAATGGATATTTAGATACTAAGGTTTATGTTGGCGATACTACAGACCCATCTTGGTTCTTTGAATTAGATGTTCCTAGTAAAGATGAGAGACATGATATAAAACATACAAATCCTGTATATGTTATGTCAAGAACAATACTTAATAGAAAAGATTTCTCTCATAAAAACACACAACAAATAGATTATGAATATCAATGGAGCAAATCAAATGACTAAAATTACAATTATTACAGCAACAACTGGTTCTGACTATTTAAAGAAAAACTTGGAATCTGTTGCAAATCAAACTTACAAAAATATTCAACATCTTGTAGTTGTTGATGGCGAGAATGTTGGTGATAATGATAGAGTTTATAACACTGCATGGCAACTAGAACAAATACAAAATCCGGATGTCGACCTATTGGTGTTACCATATCCAACAGGACTTGATCAATACAATGGGCACCGAATCTATGGCGCAGGAACCTATCTTGCAAAAGGCGATTACATCTGTTACTTGGATGAAGATAATTGGATAGACCCAGAACATATCGAGAGCTTAATAAGCATAATCGAAGACAAGCAATGGGCATATTCATTGCGTAAAATTGTAGATGCGGATGATAAATTTGTTTGTAACGATGATTGCGAAAGCTTGGGCGACTATAAGTCAGTAATAAACGATTTCTTTGTAGATGTAAATTGTTTCTTTTTTGCAAAACCATTAGCATTACAGCTTTCTCCTATTTGGTATCGACGTGCAAGGCATCCAGACGATCAACCCGAAGTTGATCGAGCATTGACATATACGTTAAAAGATAATACAATTGAGTCTGCAGCATCCGGTAAGTATACTGTTAACTATAGAGCAGGAAACAGATTGGATTCGGTTCAACAAGAGTTTTTCCTTAAAGGAAACGAACATATGAATAAACTATATAATGGAAATCTACCATGGCGGAAATAAAATATAAGTACAACGAAGGCGAACTTATTAAAGAATTTAAAGACTATATTGATAAGACATATGGTCAACACTATTCAATGAATAAATTTCAAGCAACAGAATTTATTATTGATAATGGACATGGTGTAGGCTTTACCGCAGGTAACGTCATGAAATATGTCCAAAGGTATGGAAAAAAAGCAGGAAGGAATAGACAAGACCTTCTAAAGGTGTTACACTACGCATTAATGCTTTTATATGTACACGATATCGAAGTCAACGATACAAATAAAACTATTGACCACTACCCCGTTTGAAAATTGAAAAGGAAAATATTATGCAAATTAGTAATGAGACAATCCAACTATTAAAGAATTTCGCTGCGATCAACAGTAACATCTTGATTCGCAAAGGAAAGACTCTATCCACAATCAGTACAGCAAAAAATATTTTTGCTAAAGCAACTGTTGCTGAAGACTTTCCCGTTGAAGTTCCTGTCTATGATCTTAACTCTTTGTTGGCTTTGCTGACATTAATGGAAAATCAGGATGTTGAATTTGGTGAAAAGTCTTTGACTATCTCTAAGAACAATGGCAAGTTTGAATACTTCTATTCTAACGCAAGTGTTATTGTATCTGCACCCGACAAATCTATTGAAATTGATTCTTACTTCAAATTTAACTTGACCGCAGAAGATATTAATATGATTATTAAAGCAGCAAACATTACAGCTGCTCCAACAATCTCAGTAACATCAAAAGATGGAAATGTTGTTCTTACTGTTGGCGATAAGAAAAACGATACAGCAAATACTTATAAGCGTACAATTGGTGCAAGCGAAGATGCATTTGAATGCCATATGTCTGTAGATAACTTTAAAGTAATCCCAGATGCATATGAAATTACAATCTCTAAAAAGAAATTGTTTCACTTCAAGCATGTTACAAAATCCGTAGAATACTTTATTGCGATGGAGCCCGATTCTGTAGTATGAAGGTGAGAATATATCATGGAAAGAAAAGACGGAGAATTTCTCTGGGTTGAAGCGTATCGACCAAGAACAATAGAAGATTGTATTCTTCCTGCAGATCAAAAGAAGATCTTTCAGGAAATGCTCTCCAAGGGAGAGATACAAAATATGCTATTGTGCGGTGGCGCAGGTATGGGCAAGACAACTATTGCCCGAGCATTATGCGAAGAGTTGCAAACTGATTATATCATTATTAACGGTTCGGAAGAATCTGGTATTGATGTTCTTAGAACAAAGATTAAACAGTTTGCATCTACAGTATCGTTTAGCGGAAAAGCAAAAGTAGTTATTCTGGATGAAGCAGATTATCTAAATCCAAATTCTACTCAGCCAGCACTTCGTGCGTTTATGGAGGAATTCTCATCTAATTGTAGGTTCATCTTTACTTGTAATTTTAAGAATCGTATTATTCCGCCACTTCATTCTAGAACAACTGTTATAGAATTTAAGTTGCCTAAGAGCGAAAAACCAAAGATTGCTGGCGCATTCTTTAAACGAGTTTGTGAAATTCTCAAGCATGAGAACATTGAATTTGATCAAAAGGTTGCAGCTAAGGTAATTGAAAAGCACTTCCCCGATTATCGCCGTATTCTAAATGAAATGCAGCGTTATAGTTCTTCGGGTAAAATTGACGAGGGAATTCTTGTCAATATGGGCGAAGTTAATATGCAGGAATTAATTGCATCACTTAAAGATAAAGACTGGAAGAAGATGCGTAATTGGGTTGTTAATAATATTGACAATGATCCACAAACTCTGTTTAGAAAGTTTTATGACACTTTCTCAGATAGCGTAGTACAAGTTCCGCAATTGATTTTGTTGCTTGCCGATTATCAATATAAGTCGGCATTTTGCGCAGATCAAGAAATTAATTTGGTTGCATGCTTAACTGAAATTATGGCTTCTGTTGAATTCAAATGATTGAGTTATTTAGACCAACATTTGAATGGATTAAAAATGACTACCAAAGTAATAGAATTCGTTTTTGTCTTGAGGTCCTTGGTTGGGCTATATCTATTGGTTGTTCTATCACTATGGCCGCAACCGTGCCTAATCCTCCCCTTCTTACAATGTACCCAATATGGATTACTGGTTGTTCTATATACGCTTGGTGCGCTTATAGTCGTCGTTCTTTTGGTATGCTCGCTAATTACTTCCTCCTAGTATCAATTGATACCGCGGGATTAATACGGATGATATCATGAGTTTAGATTTTTTAGGTAAGCCAAAAGAAGAAATTACAGTAACGCCCTATAAAGCGCCTTCAATATCGCCTTTCGATTTCATTAATGCTATTCATTATTCTAAGGATAATTTAATAGTTGACGATTGGTCTGAGAAGCAATATAACCCGTTTATCATTAATAAAGGACTTTCATACGGTCACGACACAGTAATTCCAGCAAATGAGATGAATTCCCGTCCACATCTCGATAAAAAGCTTCAAAATTCGTTTTTAATATATATAATTAGGCCCAAAAAAAGATTCAATAAATGGATTAAGGCTGAGAAAATTGAAGCGATCGAAGTGATAAAGGAATACTATGGATATAGCACAGAAAAAGCACGCCAAGTACTCCCACTCTTTGATAAAAATAAATTAGATTATTTAAGAATAAAACTAATAAAAGGTGGTAGGAATGGCTGAAGATATTTTTCACATTGATTTTCCTGGTTATAATCCATTAGAAGTAACCTTGACTCAACCGGACGACTTTTTGAAAGTCCGAGAAACACTCACACGTATTGGCGTAGCATCTAGAAAAGATAAAGTGCTATATCAATCGTGCCATATTCTGCATAAACAGGGCAGATATTTTATTGTACACTTTAAAGAATTGTTTGCGTTAGATGGCAAATCTGCAGATCTAACGGACAATGATCTGGAGCGACGTAATACAATTGCTAAATTGCTAATAGATTGGGGTTTAGTAAAAGTCGTAAAACCAGAATTGTTTCAAGAACTTGCCCCATTGTCTCAGATCAAAGTAATTGCGTTTAAAGACAAACATGACTGGTCTTTACAAACAAAGTATAATATTGGTAAGAAAAAGCAAACAACAGACTAGTAATCTGTATAAATAATTTTATCCCCGGGATGGGATGGCAGGGGGTGCGACCTACGCCACAAGTTAAAACGCACGCCAATAACACGGCCGAGGCCTCCGCAAACTAGTTGTGCGCCTTGGTTCTTCAGGTACCCACCTTAGGGCTGTTTGATGCTACGGTATAAGGCGTCCGGGCAATTGCACTGTCACCCGTTAGTTGACCCTGTATTAAGTAAGCAGGGCTACCCGTTACGCCTTCGGGGTAACAATTTAAAACTCGCTTATTAGGAGAAACTATATGTTTTATTCAAACATGGCTATTGATTCAATTCAAAATGCCAAAATTAACTTCCTCAAACAAACCGTTAAGGAAGAATCCCTTCTTAAACCTTTAGTTGATTTTGTCGAGGCACAGCGTGTCTTTACAAAGCAAATTGCTAAATCTGCCAATGACGTTATGTCTATTGCTACAGAAACATTTGCAAATTCAATTTCAGGTATTGTAAAAAAGGGAGATTAATATGACACACCTATCAGTATTTGGTCCTGGCTTTAAAGACTTTGATAAATTTTTTGTTGGGTTTGACGATCAATTTAGTCGCATGGCGCGAATTCATGATGACATTACTAAAAACATTCCTAGCTATCCTCCATACAACATTAAGAAAACAGACGAGAACAAGTATGTTATCGAAATGGCTGTTGCTGGATTTTCTAAACAGGAAATCGAAATTGAATTTGTTGACGATAAACTCGTTATCAAAGGTAATGCAGCTGAGGATAACGACGCACTAGAGTGGTTGTACAAAGGAATCGCTTCACGTAATTTCACAAGAACATTTGCTCTTAACGATCAAATTGAAATTAAAGATGCTGCTTTAATTAATGGTATGCTAAAGATTGCTCTTGAGCGTATTATTCCTGAGCACAAGAAACCAAAGAAAATTGATGTGAAAGATGAAACCGAAGTTGTAGCAAAACTTGCGAAAAAGTCAAGTAAGCAACATTTCCTTACCGAAGATAATCTGTAAGGATATAAAATGCAAAAAATTTGGAATCAGATAGTCAAATCACTGACACCTAGAACAGATATAGATTTATACTTATCCCAAGCTACAGATTATTATGATTTGGAACGACGGATTGTATTTCTAAATCGTAAAGGTATTCTATAATATTTTCTGTGAAAAATAACTTTTGTACTTTAAGTACGGTTAAACTAGGGTGTTGGCATGTAAAAGTTAGCACCCTAGTCGATCAAATACTCATAATTTGCTTGAATATAAATACTAATGACATTATAATAAAGATGTTTTATAATGAGATTGAAGCTTTTGAATTTATGGAAACAATATGATTAAAATTTTAAAATTAGTTACTGGTGAAGAATTAGTCGGGGATGTAATTAGAGTACAAAGTACAGTAACTATATCAAAACCCTTTATGATAACAATGGCAAGAGATCCTGCAAACCCTAACGGCGATATGCAGTTAGCATTATTTCCATATGTGCCATATGTAAAAGATCACAAATTGCAAATAGATGAAAAGAGTATAATTTGGATGACCGAAATAGTTGACTCTATGGTTCAAGATTATGAGCGTGCGATAGACTCTTTAAAAATTACTGAAGTTGCTCCTGAAAATAAAGAACAACAATTTACAACCTTTGCAAACATAACAAAGACTATATGAAAAGACAATTGAACGGACCTGTTATCTTTATAGACCCAGAAACAGGAAAGGCTTTATGTGACTCTGTTCAATGTAAAAATAAATTTAAAGACATTAAATATAATGTAAAAGAAACAAATTATAAATGGGTCGGTGGACCTGTTATACATAAACAATATTATGCAATATGTAATGAATGTGGTAGATCACATTCAACAAGTAAAGCAAAGGCCTTGACCGGACAAAGCTTTAGACGTGGAACCGATAATGCAGGAAAAGATCCTGAAATTAATGAAAGTGAATTATGAGCAAAAAAGTTGAAAGCGTTAAGAAACGCACTAGTCAAGGTGGACGAGTAAAAACATCGTCTATGAACAAGACTCAAAAGTCATCTTTTAAAAGATATCGCGGCCAGGGCCGTTAATAAATATATTGCGGGTTGGCGCAGTAGTAGCGCGCTGGACTCATAATCCAGAGGTCGGTGGTGCGAGTCCATCACCCGCATCCATTAATTATGCTTGAATATATCCTTACTTTTTTATCTCTATTTTTTATAGATATTTTTTATACATACTATCTAAAATCTGTTGCAGATAGTAGAGCAGTAGTTGCAAGTGTGTGGTCAATTGTTGTTACTATTTTAGGTGCATTTGTAGTTATTAACTACACAACTGATCATATGTTACTTATACCTGCAGCACTTGGCGCCGCCAGCGGCACTTTTATTGGAATAAAGTTTCGTCGAGACGACGGGCCAGATGAACCTATGTAATTGGATTTTTGTGAAATTTATATTATGTGTATTTGCTCTTATATCGAGCAATATTTTTGCTATGGACATTACTGCCACAAGTTGGTTGGTGGCGGATGGAGAAGGTAAAATTCTTCAAAGTGAAAATCCAAATGCATCAAGATCAATTGCAAGTATAACAAAACTTATGACGGTAATGGTAGTACTAGATAATAAACTACCATTAGATGCAAGGATAAATCAATACACAAGAAAAGAACTGATTCAACTAGCAATGGTTAAATCGGATAACAATGCTGCGATTGCATTGTGTGATAGTTATCCCGGCGGTAGGATTATGTGTATTAAAGCAATGAATCAAAAAGCATTTGATTTAAAGATGTTTGATACAAAATATGTAGAGCCATCTGGTCTTGACGTAATGAATATTAGTACTGCACTTGATCTTATTAAATTAGTACAAGCGGCTAAAGATTATCCGGCAATTGTAGATGCAAGTAGTACATCTAGAATATCAATAAAGTTAAAAAAGAAATGGTTCTTCTTTAATAACACCAATCCTATAATTGGCAAAAGATATAATTTTATTGTTAGTAAAACAGGATACATAAAAGCATCTGGTGGATGCATTGTTATGATGTTAGATACAGATGTTGGTAGACGTATTGTGGTCGTTCTTGGAAGTAAAAATACTCACACAAGAATACCCGAAGCAGAGTTTATTGCAACTCACGAATAATTTATCTCCAATACTTAGAGTAATCTAAGTTATCCCAATAAGCTTCTTTATTTCTGTTCAAGAAGTTTTTTACAAGATATAAAACCATACCAAAATATCCCATCTTTTGAAATCGTCTACTATCTTGTCCGCAATAATGTTTTACCAATTTAAATTTTTTAACATCGTATTGTTTAGATAAAAAGAAATCTTCGCTGGTTCCGTATTTTTCCGAAAATCCTCCAAATTGTTCAAATTTATCTCTGCGAGTTAGCATAAATGATCCGACGGCAAATGGTACCTTATATCTCATAATATTATTCACACCATTAAATAACATAAAACCAATCTGCGCTCTTTTATCTCCATCATAGCATTTTAGATTTAATCCAACCAAATCTAATTTATAATATTCTAATTCATGTACACATTCAAGTATAACTGTGTCAGAGAAAAATCTTACATCGCTGTCTATAAAAAGTATGTAGGGGGTTGTGGCTAGTTTAGCGGCATTATTTTTAGCAATAGAAACAGGACCGCCTTCAATAATTTCAATATCTAGATTGCCTTTATTTTGTAGAATAACATTTCTTGTGTTATCTGTAGAGGCATCTGCAATAATAATTCTTGTTCTTCCAAGGCATTGTTTCTTTAAATCATCTAGTAAAAATGAGATATAATTTTCTTCATTTTTACATGGAATAACAATTGTTATTTTATCTTTTATCATACTTCGTCCTTTTCACTTGTCCAAGTAATTATTTCCCATTTACCATCATGGTGTTCAACCAATGCGGTACAGCTTTCAACCCAGTCACCGTCATTCATATATATGACGCCGTCTATTTCTTTAATCTCGGCATGATGAATATGCCCGCAGATTACACCATCGAATCCTCGCTTCTTACAGTAATTTGAAAGATTCTTTTCAAAGTGGAATATAAAATCTACTGCTTTCTTTACTCTTGTTTTGAGATATTGACTAAGACTAAAGTACCCAAAACCAAAGCGATGGCGT